TTACGATCATGGGTCAGAGCTAATTGGGTTGATGTTGCAAACAGACGATCCGATGGTTCTTATCCAAAGTGCGGAAGATCAAAAGGTGAGAAGAGAAGAAACTATCCTAAATGCTTACCTATGTCTAAAGTAAGATCAATGTCTAGTAGTCAATTAAGAGCTGCAGTATCAAGAAAACAAAGAGCAGAACGTAAACCTCGTAGAGGTAAAAAACCAAACTATGCTAGGACTTAGCAAGTTCTTTTTTGATCATCTCGTAGTCTTTCCAAATAAATTCTAAAGGTTTCCAAAGACCTGATTGTTTTACTTTCTGTCGTCTGTAATGAATTATGGTTGAATGATCATAATTAAAAAACATACCTAGCTTGGGTGTAGAGATTTGGAAATGTTCTAAAATATAATTTATAATGACAGCTCTTGGTTTGACCATGTAAGCTAATCTTCTTCTACTCATAACTTCTTCTGTACTAACATTAAAATGACTGGCAACAACATATAAAATTTTATTAAAAGTTTCGTAGCCAACAGGATGTTTATACTCGACTTGTTTTTTTATTCTTTCTCTATCCTCTCGCATTTTTATTTTGTCAGCCATAGCTTGACTTTTATAAATCAAATGTGTTTCAGCTAATCTATAGCCATTCTTAAATCCTGTTCTGTATATCTGTAGTTCTCTTGGTGATAGTTCTCTGAACATAATAGCTTTCATGCCTAGCTTAATTTGTTTTCTTTTCTTTTGTATTATTTCAAAGTGCATAGCTTCCCTTAGTTGTTCTCACAACTCTTTGTTGTTTTTTATTTAATAAGAGCTAGGCTCTCATTAGTTTGTCTGTAAGATCAGCAACCTTTAGATGAAGGTTATAACTTTCTGCCTTCAATCTATTAGCTCTCTGCAAATGTCTGACATACAATTTACTTTTCTTTCTTTGTAAGTCCCTTGTCTTTTGCAGGTCTTTCTTGATCTCTACCATTTGGTTCTCGACCATTTTCCTCCTTCACTTTTGTAAAATCAAATTTTAAATTATTGATTTTCACTTCTACAAACTCACCTTTATTCTGTGGGTCAGCAGCCTTCTCAACGTCATCAAACTTTTCTATATAAGTAAAGTTTGCTTCGCCATTTCGGTATCTTATATATGTTTTTTCCTTTTTGTCAATCATAGCTTTTGCTTAATCTTTTCAAGATACATAACAAGATCAAGAGCTTCTTCCTGTGCATCTTCTATCCAAAGTTTTATATTTTTATTGTTCTTACACATTGTTTTTTTATATTTCTTTTGACCTTGTAAGTCTCTTTTTACAATCTTTTTAATAACTTTGTCTACGATTTTATCTTTTGAATATGCTTTTATTTTCATAAAAAAGAGCCACGAGACAGAGAAAAACAACTCGAAAGGAAGCCAAGGGGATGGCTAAAACTCCGTCTCGTAGCGATTGAGCTAAGCTCTTTTATCTTCTACCATAAGTTCCAGTTCTTTGAAAAGGTTTTTTATACCCACCAAATTGCTGTGGCTTACCCCCACTACTTGATTGAGGTGTACTACTATCGCTTGGTGTAAGTACAACATTCAATCCACCTGTAGGTGTTCCATCTTCTTGCGTATCATCAAACGCTGCTTGATTATACCAAGTGTCTCCTATCTTAGCTCCTATTCTCCAAGTCTTACCTGCTGGTGACTTAGGATTAATAGGTGCAACAAAGCTAGGTCTGTTATCACCTGGCTGTTTGTCTTGATTAGGCATAAGTTTTATATATATCTTATCCATTATATTTTCTCCTGTTTAGTTATTAAGTTCATCCTAGATTTGAAAGCATTGTCTAGCAATCTAAAATCTTTTGGATGATTTTTTTCTGTCTCTACAAACGTAGGTCTATAAACATGATAACGAAGATGATTTAATCTTGTTTCATGTGGAGCTTTCTTTAACTCCTCTACAATTTGTTTGACGGGTACACCTCTTGTATTTGAGGTGTCTTTAGCTTCCTTGGTGGTTGGTATACCTAAAGATTCTAACTCTTCGAGGGAGGTTATGTCTTTATCCAACACACCAAGAAAACTTAAAGCTCGTGAAATAGAGAAACTTTCTGCCATAGGCAAAGCACCTTGTATGTATGTGCCGTTTCTCTTTTTAAATTGTTTATAATGTCCTGTAGCTAACACTCGTTCAGGATCATAAGCGATGATCTTGCACTTAGCAATGTAATAATCTTCTTGTTCCATAACTGATACATCAAACCCAAGTTGATCACCAAAAACTTGTCTAAAATATTTTATCTTACTCCACAAAGAAACAGTTGTCTGACCTGTTGTAAGGTTTTTATATACTCCGTCTCTTCTGCATAACTCATTTACTCTATCTATTTTTTCTTTCATGTTTATCCCCATAGTTGTTTTATTACTGCTAGTTGATCTGCA